GAGTATTCTGAAGAAGAAGTGGAAAAGGTTCTCAATACTTTCATCAACACAGAAAAGTCAGTGTCACAACTTGAGTTTGATCATAAAGATCCTATCCTCAAGATGGCATCAATCATAATTCAGCAAGTTTTATCCGGCTATAGCCGGAGCCATCTGACCTTTAAACATGGTCCTGGCGTGACTGCTAATACATCGTTACTGGATAAGTACGATGGAAAGCTTCACCCTAACTTGCGAGTTTATGAGAGATTCGCCCCGTACTTCTGGTTTAATCCTGAAGACGGTATGACACGGCTAGGTAGATATCCTGTTTCAGAACACTTTGATTATTTCCGCGATAATTCTCAGGCCAAGGTTATACTTGTTCCTAAGGATTCTCGTGGCCCGCGACTCATCACTTGTGAGCCCGCGGAGAACCAATTTGTTCAACAGGGTATTATGGATTTCATGGTTAGAACCATTGAGTCACATTCCTATACTTCGGGTTCTGTGAATTTCACAGACCAGAGTATCAATCAACAGTTGGCTATTGATGGATCGAAAGATCTTCAATGGGCAACACTTGATTTGAAGGAAGCTAGCGACAGAAATGCGCTAGGACTCACAGAGATTTTGTTCTCTGGAATTCCAGATCTACTTAGTGACTTGCTCGATAGTCGATCTACTTCTACTGTCCTTCCGGGTGGTAGAGTAGTAGAGCTAACCAAGTTTGCCCCTATGGGGTCAGCGGTATGTTTTCCTGTAATGGCCTTATCGATTTATGCACTCCTCCTGAGTGCGTTTATTGGTCTAGGCATTCCATTACACGAAGCTACCAGCTCCATCTTTGTTTACGGGGACGACATTATCGTGCCAAACGATTTTGCCGAATACGCCATAGACGTGTTAGAACGCTATGGTTTCCTTGTAAACAAGCAAAAGTCCTTCATAGATTCCAGATTTCTGGAATCATGTGGTGCTGATGCATTTGATGGTGTTTTGGTTACTCCTATTCGACTACGAGTTCCTGTGCGCGATTCATACAATCGCAGGTCTTCTCCTCAAGAATTGGTATCCCTCGTTGCAACCATGAACCTACTTAGGTCTCGTGGCTGCTTCGAAACTGCCTCCCATCTATTGCACTTTGTAGAGAAGCGACTGGGTAAGTTGCCATACGGCACTCCCAATTCGCCTTACCTCTGCATTGAATGCGAAGATGGAAAGACAGCGGATTTGCTCAATGATGAGCTACCTAATTCTTATTGGAG